CCGCACCCAAGCTATTGCAAGATACCAGTTTGGGATCGGAAGAATGGCTGGACGAGACACATCGATTCCTGACTGTCGACGTACAAGCCGGTCATATGTATTGGTTAGTCACCGCTTGGAGTAACAAAGTATCCGAAGCTAGACTAGTTGATTGGGGTGTCTGTGTCGGATTTGATGAACTAGTCAATATCCGTAAGAAATACAATGTAAGTCCGATTAGCGTCGGTATTGATTCAGGTACGGATACAGTGGCATTATACAAAGAATCTATCTTACGCGGAGAGAAGTTCAAACGCCGTGATAATAGGGAGATCTGGGCTACTTGGATATGTTTGAAAGGCGATGGTGGGCATATTACACCTAGGGTTGATTATCTTCATCCAGACGGTCAAAGACGCTATTATGGGGTAGAATCACGTCCAGATCCGCAATGGCCGGCTGGAAGTCCCTGGGCCAAGCATCGAGCCACCCACTATGTCTGGAGTAACCTGTCAATCAAAACTGTCCTATCCAGTATGATCGCCGGCAAATTACCGTTTAATTTCCGATTCAATAAAAGAGCCGATGAGACTTTTACTGCCCATATGGATAGCGAACGATTGGATCCTAAGACCGGACGCTATAAGCCTAAGACCGAATCCACTCCTAACCATTTATGGGACTGTATGTGTATGGCGTTAGTCATGGCATTAATGGCCCGTTGTTTCATCCCGGAAGCGACCATTGGCGAAGATGAAGCCATCAAACAAGCCAAGGCCGTGCTAAACCAGGAGCCGGCTGCTTTACAAACCAACCCAACCTGATATACTATACATATGACCAAGAAACTTACTTCATCTCCCATAGGTGAAAAGAGCTATGACCGTGCCCCTGCTGTCGTCCATTCCAATGATATGGCCATTGTTGCCGATGTCATTGAGAAGCGTCGATTCTCCGAATTGCGTGTCAAAGGCGGCAAAGGGAGCAAACGTAGACAAGAAGATACTAGAGCCGTCCGTCATAATTGGGATCATATACGTTGGAAATAATATACTATGAGTGACACCTATTTTGGCGGTTATCTTGACGTAATGATCGATTCTGAGGCCGATGTGCTGGCGATCCGTGCTAAGGCCATGGAAAACTATCGCAAAGGTGTGCTTACTCTTGAATGGTCTGGAGAGGGCACTGAAGGTAAGCGTGAGTTTGTTGCTCCAGTTCAAGATATCCTACGTGAAACTAGACTATTTCTAAAGACCAAAAATCCAGGACGTTATGGTTCTATCGTTCGCCAGAGCCAGGTACTCCGACTAGCCTAATACTATGCTAAAGAACAAATTACTTAATGAACACGGAAAGCCGCTTAACATTGCACCTAGTGTTAAGAAGCAAGGGTTTGCTCAATTTAGCTCTATCTATGAATACCCTAATCAGCAACGCTACAGAAGCCGATTTTATGTCAATCAAGATTCCGAGCTAGGCGCATCCAATCTTACCCGTGATTTCATCTGTCGTTGGTCTAGGGAGTTATGTGCCCAAACCGGTTGGGTCTATTCCGCCATTCGAATGCTAGCTTTGTATAGTGTCGGATCAGCTTATCTTCCTCAGTATCAGGGAAACAACAAGGAATGGGGCAAGCTGGCTACTACTTGGCTAACCAATGAGTTCTATCCTAACTGCAACAAACGCGGTCCTACTTTCGATTTTACAACCACAATGTTCGTTGCCAGCATGATGTTGGATCAGGACGGTGATATGCTTTGTATCTATGGTGAAGATGAATCCGGTAATCCTAAGATTCAGATCGTCCCCAGTCATCGTATCAGCAGTCGCAATTCCAAGAACCAGCAGGATACTTTCTTTGTCACACCTAGTTCGGAAAACACTCCTACTGCCGGACCATTGCCGAATACCATAGTCAGTGATGGTGTAGTATATGATTACCAAGGCGGACCAGTAGGATATAATGTCATGAATCCTAATAACATGGTGAATTCATTGCTCGGTAATCAAGGTAACCAGTTTTTCTCCACCAAGGACGCCCAACTAATCTATGATCCTCGTTTCTTTGATCGTGGCCGTGGATTCCCCAGCATAAGCTCGGCAGTATTGACCGGTCTTAGCTTGCAAGAAATCCAGGACTATATGGTGGAGAAGCTCAAGATCGAATCCATGGTAGCCTTGGTCGAAAAGACTCCCAACGGTGAAGGACCGTTGGAAGATAATAATTCCTATGCTTCGATGTTGGCCGAAAGCAATGATATCGGACTTTATCCCGGTATTGCCAACGGAGCACAATCAGCGACCAAAGGTCTTAAGATTGTCACCGGTCCGACGATCAAATATGTGAATGCATCCGGTGGTGATATCAAAAGCCTGGCCAGCAATACTCCTGCCGGTGAAACCCAGGAATATATCACTAGACTTGAATCTCATGTATTGCAAGCCATCGGGGTTCCTCATCCATTGCTATTCAGCCCGGAGAAGATCAGCGGCCGTATGAGTGATGGAGTTGGCAAGCTATTCAACAGTTCGATCAATTACCGCCAGAAGATCCTCGATAAGTGGGCTGCTTTCATCTGTTCTTGGGCCGTGGCAAAAGCAATCAAGAATGGAGATCTGCCTCCTAATGATGAAGAAAGCCTATATGGACTGTTCACTTTTACCCATCCAGCCGCCTTTACCCTTAATGATGGTTATGATCGCCAATCTGATGTATCCGACTATCAAGCCGGTCTGAAATCATTGACTGAGATCCTATCCAAACGAAATAAGAATATCGTCGATTTCATGAAAGAAATTGAAGATGAAAAGACATTATTCTTTCAAACTGCCCAAAACATAGCCAAGGCAACCGATACTGATATTAAACTAGTCATCAACAGTTTGCGTGAAGATCTGGCCATGGATAAGATACCTTACGATGAAGGTACTGGACTTACTGACAAGGAAAACCTATGAATATGACCAATCTGCAATCCAAGCTGCAAGGCAAATGGATGATTTCCACTGCCGGTTTTCGCAGTCTGTATAATTCGATCGGACAGCTTAGCGAGATAAACTATGGCGGCCTTAAAGGGCTTATCTATGGCAATTCAATCGTAACCAAAGCACTTGGTACTAACACTAATAATGATATACCATCTGTAGAAACCGGAGATATTGCATTGCTTAACATATGCGGCATCATGGTCAAAGGCGCCGGTGAAGATGAAGAAGAGATGCTAGGCTTGGTCAACATAGATAGAATCTCCCAGTCTTTGGATGTATTGGCAGCCGATCCATCAGTATCTTGCATTATCATCAATTTCTCTTCCCCTGGTGGCGAGACTACCGGTATTCATGAATTAGGCAATAAGATCCGTAACATCGACAAAACAATCAAACCGGTCTATGCCTGGACTGAGACGCAATGTGCTTCAGCGGCATATTGGCTGGCTTCGCAATGTCGAGCCATCGGTATGACGTTATCGGCATCAATCGGCAATGTAGGCGTATACTTGCTTTTACCTGATGAATCGGTTAAACTAGAGAATGAAGGGATTAAAATCAATTCCATCTATTCCGGCAAGTTCAAGTTAATGGGTCACCGTCATATGAGCCTGACCGATGAAGAACGAGCTATTTTACAGGCAGACGTAACGAAACAGCAGCAGGCATTCAAAGATGTAATCAAAGCCAACCGTCCTGAAGTAAAGGAGGAATCATTAGAAGGCCTATCCTATGAAGGTAGCCAGGCTTTTGAGCTAGGTTTGGTGGATGCAGTAACTGAAAATGTCGTTGAGTTCATCAATTCCCTGTAAACGCAGCAAACAATTTAACAATTAGCAAACCAATCTATGAAGAACGTATTCGTCACCAAACTAGTCAGTCCCAATCTCAAAGCCAAGGCCCAAGGTACCTATGATGGTACTTATGGCAAGGCTGAGGATGACGCTAAGAAAGTGGAAACCTCCGTTGTCGATGGCGTAAAAGCTGAAGACAAAGAACCTAAGAAAGAAGAGACATCCGTAGTCGACGCTGTTAAGGCGGAAGCTATTGTGAAGGACTCCAATGTCGGCGGTAACAAGCCTGACACCGGCAAGGATGAAGTCCATGACCAGGTATCTTGTTCGCATTGTGCCGGCACTGGTAAAGTAGCCAAGGGCAAAGCTGAAGCAGAAGAGCCTAAGAAAGAAGAGACATCGGTAGTGGATGCCGTCAAAGCCGAGGACGCAGAGCCTAAGAAAGAACAAGGCACTGGTGGAACCTATGATGGTACTTATGGCAAGGCTGAAGACAAGAAAGACGACAAGGAAGAGGACGAAACTCCGGCTAAGAAAGCTGCCCGCATTCTCAATAGCAAAGTATCTCTCGACCAGCTGTTAGGCCGCAAAGAGATTCCCAAGTCTAAGTGGGAGAAGAACATGACTTCAATTATCAACGAGTTGCAGTCCCATCCTTTGCTTAACGGCAAACAGCTGGCCACCTCGGTTGAATTGCCTGCCAAAAAGGCTGGCGCTGGCATTCCATTGCCTTCCAATATCAAAATCTAATCAATATGTTGTTTTCTAGTAAAGACAGCAAAGCACTCGAAGCTCTGCAGAACACTCATAATGCTCTGCAGAACGAAGTGTCATTGCTTAAAAATGAAAACGCCAATTACCGTCAGACCATTTCAGCCTTCGTCGGAGTCAAATCCGGTTATGAGCATCAGTTGGCTGCTATGGAAAAGAAACATAGCCAGGATGTACTGGCGTTGAAAAACGAACTGGAACAGGAACGCAAATCAGTCAATCGCAAGGTTAACAAAGCCTTGGCTGACATCGGGGTGAAGCAATTCGCACCGGAAGAGATCGGACGTTCCAATTCAGACAGTTCTCCATCCGGGATCTATTCCAAGTTCATGAGTCTTAGCGGTGCGGAAAAGGATACATTCTTCCGTGCCAATGAAAAAGTCATTACCGGCTTCGTCAAAGGAGCCGTCTAATTTAGTACAACTCAGCAAAGGGCTGCGTTGACAGAGTAATCTGGTTACCGACGGTCAAAAGAATAAAGATCGTACCACAATTTAACCAACGTCTAATCTAACATTAGGCAAAACAAAGGATAATTATATGGCAAATTCACTAAATGGTTTTCTTGAAGTATATGCTTACAAGACCATTCCAGCCTTCATGGCTAACATGCCGCCCCGCGACATGTATACCGAGGACTTCGACTCCTCAATCGCACAGCAAGGAACAGCGGTAATCACCCGTATTCCGACCACTGTGTTCGGAAGCTCTCTCAACAACCTCGATAGCGGTTGGGAAAGCCAGAATGCAACCAGCTCGGCCGTGACTGTCAACTTGGCTACCTCAGGTGGTGACCATAAGTTTACAACTACGCAATGGGCAACCATTGGCGAGCAGCAACTGTTCAATACCTTCGGTGGTATGCTCAGTGCCCGCGTAGCCAACGGTATTACCATCAGTTTGATGAACAACGTTACTACGGCTTCGTTTGCCAATGTAGTGACTGTCAATAGCTCCAGCCTGTTCAGTTTCACCGGTTCGAACAGCTTGCAATCCGTTGCAACTAGCCTGTCAAACCTGGAAATTCCCCAGGGTAATCGCTATGTTGTGATCAATCCGAATGCTTATCAGAACTTGACCTCACAGCTCTATCAGCAATACGTCTATGGCGATCAGTCAATCGTTCGCTATAACGGTTATCAGAAGGCTGACGGTACCATCATCAACAGCGCCAACCCTGGTCTGTATATGGCTGGTTTCAATGCCTTCCCTTACGCCCGTATTGGTGCCAATGGTTCGCTCCCATATGGTGGTGGCAAGGTTGCTGCTAATGGCGGTCTGTTTGGTTTCGCCGGTCACAAGTCAGGTCTGGCCTTCGCTGCTCGTACTCCGATCACCCAGGACATTCCTTTGATGGAAACCTATAACTATACCGATCCGACCTCCGGATTCCCGGTTCAGTTCATCCTCGCCTTTGATACGGCTGCTCCGGCAATCCGTCTCGGCGTGTATTCGCTGTTCGGTTCCGCTGTCGGTAACACTAACGCCATTGTGCCTCTGATCTCCGCATCAGGTGTATAATAGTTAGCTAATTCACAACCCCTGGTCTTCATCGGCCAGGGGTTCTTTTTTGGTAAAATTGACACTGATACACAACTGCTATATACTATTGGTATGACACTGAATGAATACCAGCAGATAAAAGTCGAGGATTTGAGCCTGATTGAATGTCAAATGGGCAATCCGACCTTTACCTGGAATAGTAACACTTATAATTTCATTCCCAGCATGACCACCTATGCCCGTCAATTGGAGACTGGTGGTTTTCAACTGGAGCAAGGTATCAAAGCTACCGTAAGAACAGTGAATACGGATGGTAGCTATGTATTTCCCTTGAATGTATTGCCACAACCTCAGCAAAAGATCACCTATAGTATTGATGGCAAACAATATCGTATTGATACGGTTGAAGCTGATCCGGTTAATGTAAGTTTCCGTATGACCGGAGTTTGTGTACAGAGAGGCATTTAAGCTATGTCATCATTGTTCAATGTCAGAGTTTCTGATAATCAGAAGGAATTTGACAAGGTTTTTGCCGAGTATATGACCTGGCAAAAGAAGCAGCCTAGTGAAATCATCAACGGTAAGCTATATTTCGTAGCTTTGCAGGCGATGGGACAAACCAAGACTGCTACCAAGGACGGCATTAGAAACAAACTGATGCAACCGGCCAGGATAACCAAGAACGTACCTTTGGCTGCGATCCTGGTGAATAGCAAGCTAGGCAAGGCTGGTAAGAAGGGATTAACCGGTGTAAAGATGGCCAAGGCGGTTGATAAGCTGGTTCGAGCCCAGCAAAGCCGCACTCAATTTCTCAGATCAGGATGGATTCCGGCTCTGAAAACTTTGGATTATTGGAACAAGCGCAATTCTGATAATCTTAAATTCGTAAAACGATTTGCCCCGAAGAAACCCATGGGCGTCAAGGAATATGGCAAACCAAAAGGATATTGTATTTATGCCAAGCCGGACCGAGTCAAAACCTGGGGTGAAATAGGAAATACAGTCGGATCGGGCAAACAGGATACCAAGACTGTTCATCCATTGCTAAAACAAGGCCTGGATAAAGGTATCGCATTGGAAACAGCCAGTATGCGAACTTACATAACCCGTAAGTTTAACGAAGAATTTGAAAGAATCAACAAGCGCCAAACCTAAGGATAATCATGCAAGTCAATATCGCCGGAACTCTGACAATAACAAACTATAGCCAACGTTCAATCGTTACCTTGAATGATGCGCCAACTATCAGCGGTAGCGGGGCAGTCACGGCTACCATTAACCTGGTGACCGGATCATGGACGCTTTTGCCGCAAGGTACCAATATTGACTTCCGACTAGGTACATTCAGTAATAATGATTTGACCAGTTCAGTATATATTGCACTGAATCAGACGGCCAGCTATGCATCACTATTACAACCTGGTGACAATGCTTTGCTTACTTATAGTGGAAGCGCCAATGTCTATGCCAAGGCAGTCGGAGCACATTCTCCTGTATCTTTAAGTTATTCTTTGGTAAGCTATCTATAAGTAATCCATATGCCTATCTTGGCACCATCATATTGTCTGGAAACCAGCATTGCCAGCTATCTGACTAGTTGCAAAACTAACACAGCTAGCATGCTCTATACCGGATCATATACGTGTTTTACCGGCGTATCCAATCAAGATCTGAATACGGCACCGATTATCGTAGTATCGGCTGACCAGGCTAATGAAATAATTCCATTCAGCCGAGTCTACGAGTTCAATGTAACCGTATTCGTGAAAGAAATGGCTGCCGATACTACTAGTTTAGGCACTTTGGCTGAAAATGTATTCAATGAATTCGTTGATACTGACCGAGCCAAGGCTAATTTTACCAACCCGGCTTACAATATCAGCATATGCCAGGTGCAGACATTGGACATGAAACATGCTACCAATGAAGATACGTTGATAAATGAGATCACCCTTCGCATGATCGGTGCCTTAATACCATCAGCCTGAGTTATGCCTACTAGAGAACAATATCAAAAGGTCAAACTTAATCCTGATTTTGCCAAGAAACATGCCGCCTATGATAAGAAATGGACTGATGAAAATAAAGACAGAGTCCGAGCAATTGAAGCCAAAGGTTACGCTAAGAATAGAATTGGCAGATTGGCAAAAATGAAGAACTATGTTACCCTTAATAAAGACAAGATAATAGACTATAAGCTTAAATATGGCTATGGTTTATCTTTGGAAGATTATAATGCTATGTTTGCCGCACAAGAAGGAAAATGCGCAGTATGTAATAAGCATCAGGCAGAATTTAAAAAAGCGCTAGCAGTCGATCACAACCATAAAAATGGTAAGATTCGCGCACTTTTATGTAATCATTGTAACACTGCCTTGGGCCTGTTACTTGAAGATAAAATTTTGATATTGAAATTAGCCAAGTATGTTGAAAAACATGAACTGGCTGATTCAATTGCAAAAACGGACCACGGGGCCGTATCCCCAATTAACAATCAAATAGGAGTATAACTCATTATGGCAAATGCATTTACCGAGTACGGAATCGACCTGCATTGGGGATTGGGCGCTACCGCTGTCACAGTCACCAATGCGATCGGAATATTTCAATCAATCGAAAATGAACTTAAGATCGACGAGCAGGAAATTCGCGATCAGCGTGGCAATGTAGTGACCTGGATAGGGTATAACCCGACGCAGCAAGCTACTTTGGAATACTATGTGGCTGATTCGGGCTCAACCTTTTCAGGTTCGGCACCAATTACCATCAATACTAGCGTTCCTGACCGTGCTAGCATGGTTAGTATCGGAGCAGACGGTCCTTTTAGCGGAAGCTTTTGGATCGTACAAAACGTATTGATTCGCGAAGAGAACACTAGCGCTACCAAAGTAACGCTCAAGTGTATCAACTACCCGCAGATCACCTAATCCTGCAGTATATCAACTAGGAAGGCTGACAAACAACCGGCCTTCCTAGACATACTATGGCTACCGTTGATCCCAAGACTTGCCGTGAGCTGGCTAGACAGGCACGCAATCCGCTTACTAAGAAACGTAAGACGGATCCGGCAAAAATCATCCAGACTAACTATGGCAATACGCTTATCCTTAAGGAGTTTATTGTCTGTGGCGTGAGACTTATGCCTTTAAGCCTGGGTCATATCATACTATTGGAACAAATCAAGAATCCGGCCGTATGTGATGATATTAAACTGGATACTTATGGAGATCAGGCCACTCATCTGTTCATAGCTTTGGTCATCTGTGGCATGAAGTATGAGCAAGCTTTGGAGACATTGAATGATAGTGCTAAGTTAGACCAGACTGCCAAGGAATTCGTGGCTAACCTTAAACTAGTCATGGAGAAGAACAAGCATTGGAACTTGATTTACGAGTTTAACAAGTTTAAGGAATATCTGGCTTATTTCCTCGATAGCATGCCGGAATATGAATCAGCCTCGGAACAGGATGATGGCAAACCTAGTGGCAATGACTGGCGTACTAATATATTCATAATTTTCAAGAAGATGGGATATGTTCAGGATGAGATTTTGAACATGAATATGCGCCGTATGTTCCTGGAATGGGCTGCCTTTGCCGAAACCGAAGGTCAAATAAAGATTTTGAGCAAGTTTGAGGCTAATCAAAAGCGCATTCATGGCGGTAAATCAGCACTAATTTAATATGAGCAATCTAAGTTTTCGAGTTGACCTGGATGGATCCCAGGCGCAAAGCCAGGCTAATGTATTGCAAACTACATTCAAGCGTACTGGTGATGTGCTGCGTAGTGAATTGGGAGCCAAGCTTAAGACTGCTTTTACGGTAACGGCGATCGAAGAGGTAACCCGTAAGACTGCTCAATGGGCTAATGATCTGGATCGTACTAGCAAATCACTGGGTATTCCTCCGGAAGTATTGCAATCCATCCAGTTGCTAGGCCGACAGGCTAATGTAGCTGATGATGCCACTACGACGATGTTTGAGAACATATCCAAAGCTAGGCAGGATGCTTTGGCCGGCAATCAAGATCTAATCAAGAGCTTTGGAGCACTGGGAGTCACATTGAATGACTTGTATAACAAAGCTCCTAGCGAATTGTTTGCCGAAACTGCTGATAAGATAAAACAAGCTGCCGGACCTGGAGGTATCTCCAGATCGACCGATGGCAACACTAGACGATATATTCAAGATGTGACCAGCACACCAGAAGGAGTGCTTAATTCAATCATTGGAAAATTACCAAAAGCTGCTGATGGTAAATCAGGATTAACTAAGCTTAAAGAGCAGAATCCTAGTCAGATAGCTACTAATGAAGAAATCGGTAAGCTTAGTGAAACTTGGAATGCTTTTACTTCTCAAATAAAACAATTAGGTACACAGTTGGTACCAGTTGTATCATTTATAGTAGGATTGCTTAACTCCTTGGCTAGCGCTTTAGGTGGAGTGGTAAATCTGATCAGTTCATTCATACAAGGAATCAATAATCTGGTTCATGGAAAATTTTTAGCTGCGTTAGGCAATATGGCAACTATGGCTGCTGTTATTGATAATGCCGTATTCAGCATTATTAAGCTCATTACTTTCATACCAAATGTATTGGCTAATCTTTTATCACATATTCCAGGTCTAGGTGGCATTAAAAACAAGATTTCGACCGGTGTTAACGCTGCTCAAGATTGGGTAAATGACAAACTAGAAGAAGGAGGCGCAGATAAAAACGCCAAAAACCAAGGATCAGCATTAGGAGATGTAGTTGCAGCCATTGGCACTGATGGTCTTGCCGGCGGAGCCAAAGCCGGACTGACTGGGATAGCGGGTGGAGCTGGCAAATTAGGTTTATCCGGAGTTGCCAGAAATGTAATCAAAGCCAGAAATAGCGGAATTCTTAATCCAGCTGCAATGTCCAGACTCCAAAGAGCTAGGATGACAGCCGGATATAAGGCTTTTAATGATGCTCAAAATTATCGTTTTCAAAAATTTCAAATGACCTACGTTGGCATGGAAAACGACGAAGCGGCGGCATTTTTAAATTCTCCTGAAGAAAGAATGTTTTATGCTGCACGTGATAAGAAGTATGGCAGCTATTCCGCCTACAAACCTAATTCAACTTATCTAACCAAATATGGCAAAGCTAACTTGGCTAAAAATGTGATTGGCGGTATTAATTCGGCCAAGTTATTACAACCAAATAACGGACCTCTAGATTTACCTCCCATACTGCCTAGAAACAGCCTATTCCAGGATTTAGGTACGGCTGGCGGCAAGACTGGCATATCCTATGGTAATGCCTTTGCCTCCGGATTCCAGAGCAAGATCATCAATCTAACCGAACAGATGGTAAGAGACCTGTCCGTCATTGCCAAGAATACGACCTATAATCCGCATGGTTTGCTAACGGCTAATACTGGCAATCCGAACCAAACCCAGACTGGTACACCTTAATTCATTAACCAATTAATCATATGGCAGACGCAATCACAGTATATCAAGGCAGCGAAGAGCCGGTCATTCTGAATCCGGATAGCGATAATTACATATTGGAAGATCCTTTTGTACATCTTTCAAGCCCGTACTTAAGCCTGCCATTTCCCAGCAGTCCTAATATCGTGCTAAGTCCGCGCAAAGTGAACTATCAGCCGAATACATTGGGAGCAACCACCCATATCTATACTAGTCCTAATTACGACGATATCATCAATTTGGCGGCTTATTTCGGTGATTGGGCATGTAACTATGATATTCAGGAAGGTGCCATTCATACAATTACGGTCCAGGTTCCTTGGGATACGATCAGTAATGAAGACTTTAATGTTAGCATTGGTGCCCAGGAAGTATGGGAACTGTTGCCTAACGCCGTAACCAAAGGATTGTTGTATAACGGATTTGTTGCCAATCCTTTTGTCGCACCCAGTACAACCGGTAATCTAGTCGTATTGCCTGATGTATACAAAGTAGCAGTCCAGCAAGCATATGAGAATAAAAGCTCATTTGTAACCTTGCCACCTACCGGATCAACTGTATATAGCGCTTCCTTTCTGCCATTTGCCCAGGCTGCCCTTGATTATATGAGATTTGGTGTCGAAGGAGTTCCCCAATATGGTCAGATCTTACGCAGAACGGCCTGTGTTGATTCGCGTAATACCAATCAATATTTTCAGACTGCTGCTGATTCCACTTTCCATGACTTGAATGCCAATGGTAATGTAAACTATGTCTTAAGTACTAAAGGTATGAAGGCCGGCTATAGTATTCCAACTAATACTATCGGCAGCTTTATGTATCCTAGTTATGTCAAGTATACTAACATCAATGGAGCTTCCGGCTATACTTCAGGAAACGTATACTATGTCACAGCTGGCTGGCTAGTCAAACCCATCACTTGGCAGCAGATTTCCGTCAATAAGTTCATCATTACCCAGGAATTCGAATGGGGTGAATGGCTGGCCGGATTATACTACGTTGCCAGTCCGGTCACTGATTTTCCTCCGGTATTTACCCCGACTGCCAACCCTGGAGGCTGGTTAGTCACTCACTCATAAGACTATGTATAATAGCCGTCCATTACCAATTGGTCATAGTAATCACCAGGTTCTCAACAATCTGTCTTCCAATATACGAAGCCAGAAATTGGTAGCCGGTAAAGGTATTGCCATAGCTATTGGTAATGATGGTACACATATCTCCTGTTCCGAGCCTAATCGTAAAGATAAGATGAGTTGGGCTGAACCTTATGATTCTGGAGCTGAATACTATCCTAATGACGTAGTATTTGTTGATCCGACTTTGACTTATCTTGATACAGATGGGAATCCGCTACCTTATACTTCCAGCTCGGAAATG